TTTACAATGAATGAAAAAAGGCCTTACGGACAATCCGTAAGGCCTTTTTTCATTCCGTGGAGATGGAGAGACCATAACTTATACTATCATACAGTATCAAACAATATCATATGCGCTCATGTTCAATACATTCGTGTGTTTTTAAACAGTCAACAAATATCATGTAATATCATATGATGTCATGTTTTTTGCGTGTAAATTCGCGTAGTTACACGCAACACGTTTTTATCATGGAAATAAAGAGGAGCATAACATTCGAGATAGAGAAAAGAAGGAAGGAGGGGGAATTGATTACCAAGAACGTCCCCATCAGGTGCGTGGTGACATTCAACCGGAACAGGATCACGCTCTCCACGGGGCACAGGATAGACGCTAATAAGTTCATCCCGGAGAAAGGTATCGTCAAGAACGGATGCTTCAACAAGGCCGGGGAAAGCTCGTCCGAGATAAATTCCGATCTTGACGATATACGTGCCACATTGCAAAATATATTCCGCCAATACGAGAGAGAGGGCGAGATGCCTAGATCCAACGATATCAAGGAAAAGTTCAAGGTTGCGACAGGCCGGGCGAAGGAGGAAGAGAGGAAGCCGGTATCCCTGTTCGATATCTACAAGGAGTTTATCGATACGGTAGGGAGGCAGAACGCATGGACGAAGACATCGCACTACAAACATAACTCGATCATGCACCTTCTGGAGGAGTTCAATCCACTGATCAAGTTCGATGACCTGTCGGAGGATACCTTGCAAGACTTCGTAGAGTTCTTAAGGGAATACAAAGGTATAAGGAATACCACGTTGAACAAGTACCTGCACTTTATAAAGCAATTCCTTTTATGGGCCGACGACAAGGGATACAACACGAGAAAGGACTATCGAAGGTTCAGCCCAAGGCTTAAAGGGGCGAACTTCGATCTGAAGAAAGTCATATACTTGACATGGGAGGAACTGATGCGTATATATAATATGTATATAAAGGAAGGGACGTTATCCACCGTCCGTGACGTTTTCTGCTTCTGCTGCTTCACCGGCCTCCGTTACTCCGACGTATATAACTTAAGGAAGACAGATATCATTAACGGGAAGATTGACATCGTGACACAGAAGGACAGCGACAACATACAGATCGAGTTGAACAAGTACAGCAAATCAATACTTGATAAATACGAAGACATCAAGCTCAAGAACGGGAAGGCGCTGCCGGTCTTGTCCAATCAGAAATACAACATGCATCTAAAGGATCTCGGCAAGATGGCGGAGCTGGACTCCGAGATAACCGAGGTATGGTACGAGGGCAACAAGCGAATACAGCAGACATTTCATAAATGGGAACGGCTTACTACCCATGTCGCCAGAAAGACATTCGTCGTCAACGCCCTTATGCTAGGCATCCCCCCTCAAGTTATCATGAGATGGACAGGGCACAACGACCTCAAGGCCATGAAACCTTACACTCATATAGTGGATAAGCTGAAGGAGGACGAGATGAGCAAGTTCGATAAGATATAAACAAGTACCTTATATAAAAAAGAATATATTATGAACGATGAATTAAAACAGCTTTTGGAGTGGTTTGATAACTACGAGATAACATTTAACGAGATCCGGCTAAGCCCGTGTCAATACATATTTGACCTCCATAAATTCATTTCTGTACAGACAAACTCCGTCCGAAGAAACTGGGAAAATCCAACATTTGAGTATGATATTTTGAGCCTATATCAGCTTAAAAAGGTGCTGGAGGAAAAAGAGAAAGAAAACATGCCATAGAACATAAAAATAATCCTCTAAAAACTTGCGTACTATCAAATTTGATAGTATATTTGCAATATCAAAATAACAATAGAACCGGCGGCAACGGATAAGCGGCATTAAGGAAATGAATACATCTACGTATAGAGAACTATCCAAGACAGGACAAGGCAGAAAGCAATCACATGAAATGATGCTTGAAGATGTCAAAAAAAGAATCGATAAATTTGTTAACGAAGCCCCTGAGAGCACAAGGGAAAAAGCATCTCAATTAATGCAAACCGCATTTGAAAAAATATCCAAACTTGGCAACGGCATGTTGTTTGATTGTTTTGCCGATGATCAAGTAAGCGACAGAAACTTTTTGCTTTACGTTAATGACATTTTAAAGGGAGAGTTACAATAAATAATAATAAAAGCTGAGCTACCGGCGTGACGGGCAATTAATATGACATTAGAACAAATTAACGCTATCAACCTTGAGGTTGAAAAAGTCTATAATATTATTAACAACACTGCTAGTAATTGTGGTCTTGAATTAAATGACCTTGCTTTTCCTGAGCATGACGGCGTAGAGGATGATGTCGCTATAGGCGACATGATGACTCTAAGGGTTAACTTAAACGGGCTGAGGCATGCTTGCAAAATTATGGCAGAAAAGATAACCTATGCAATTGGAGATTACGAAGAATAATTGAATTTATGATTTTTAAATTAACATCTTATGAAAACATATCTTAAAAATAATTTTAATGGCGAAGAGATTGAAGTAACATCCACTACCAATCATCCAGATAGCAGCTATGGTAAGGCTGTTTGGGTGGACAAGGAAGGCAATGCCTACTGTCAAGTAGGGATGGAGGATCCATTTTACACAGTAATTACAGTGAATAGCTGATTATCCCAGATGATAAAAACAAAAGATACTTTAAACAAAACAGGGCGGCAACCTATAAGCGGCGTAAAGACAATGACAACTAGAAAGCTATTTGAACTTTTCGTTAAGAACAACACAAAAGGCAGAGATGGTATTACTCCTAATGCCAATTTCAAAAGGACATACGGCGACATTTCATTTGAGCAAGCTTTCGAGAGCTATCTTACAAATGTCAACGATTTTCTTTCTTTAAAAAAGAAGATAGACAAATTTGAATCCTTCTTGCTAAAAGAAGGTTGCCAAAGGATTCAGAGCAATATTTCGGAAAGTAGATATTACTACTACGGAGGAATAAAATATCGCTTCAGCAGCCACGTATATCCTACGGGTTCAATGACAGATAAGATAATGGGAGTGGTTGATTTAGCGGCTGATCCAGAACTTATAAATGATGTTATTTATTAATATGAGAAATATATCTTTGACCCTTCCAGAATTCGCCTTCGTCGAAGGCTCCGGCCACGAAAAAGGCGGAGATCCCTTATATGGGAGAAATGTCATCTTACACACCCGCTCCGCTAGCGTGATGGAGGTATTATTAAAAGATGATGTCGTATTGGAAGAAGACGTATTGTCATTCAACTTTTCGAATACCAACATGCTTGGAGAAAACGAACGAATGACAATAGCGTTGCATTACTCGGCGACACTTGATAAAATAGCCGATAGAGATATGATAATAAAAGATATTTTAAGACAGGCCGCAATATGGTATTGCGACTACTGTGACTGGGAGGACACCAAAGATGACAGATAGAGAAAGAATCGGTAAAAGAATAGCCCAGCTCCGCATGGAGGCCGGGATATCACAGTACAAACTAGCTGAACTTACAGGGCTAGCGCCGGGAAACATCGCCCGGATAGAAACTGGGAAGTACAGCACAGGTGTTGACCTATTGTCCAAAATAGGCGATGCTTTAGGCTATAAGCTTGATTTCACAAATAAATAACATTAAAAACTAACATCATGGCAAGAACTATCAATTATGAGCTAAAGGCTCAAAAAATCAAGGGGCAAATAGACGAGTTAGTAACCGCTCTTTTGGAGGAGAGTAAAAATTCCTTTGACGAGAGCAATAAGAAAATAAAGATTGCAAATGTAGATCTGGAAGGGTTGAGCAGCCTTGAGTTGCAACAACTGCAAGTTCGAATTTCAAAGATTTTGGTCGAAAGGACAAAATAGTTCTATTTGTCGCATCAAAAAGTATAACGCCCGTGTTTTTTCTGACACGGGCGTGTTTTATTGGTCTATTTCACTTATCGCTATAGTAAATATCTCTATGTTGAAAATTCGCTCGAATCAACATTCCTACGCTTGACATAAAGGCATCGCTTGGATATCTCAGGATTCGCTATACCACGGTTATAAACTCTCACCGTCATTACCACTTTTCTTTTCTCTAAAAACAAATCTTCCGTCAAACGAATAATCTGCTCTACTCTATCGTCATAATCGCCAACCATATTAATTAGATTTTTTAAGGTAATAATTAAACAGTATAGCGAAAAAGTTTGTTTTGCAACGCTCACATGTTATTAAGCAGAATCTTTCTCTCCTTGCCGGCTTCCGGACCTCTCGTCTCTCTCTTGCTTCAACGACTCGGCCAACAGGCCTATGAGCTTCTCGATATTCCGGCTGTTCCTCTCGTTCGCCTCCGCGTTTTGCTTGCCTTGCGCCGTTAGGTCATGTATGATATCTAGCAGTTCCCTTGGATTAAAGCCGTCACCTATTTCTTCCGGGATATCAACTGATCGTGCGGGTGGAACGTCAGAGGTTAGCATATCACCAACACCTGTAAGAAGCCAAACTTTATTATAATGAGGATATACAGATATTATTTTATCAGCAATCTCTTCAGATATTTTCTTAATCTTTCCTTTTTGAAGGTCATATATTTGAGTAGGTACAACCCCAACACTTTTCGCAAATGTTGCTGCCTTCAGACCTTCTCTATCAAGAATAGAACTAATTATTTCTGATGTTATTCTCATTCTACTTAATTTTATTGTATAGCAAAAAACTATATATATTTATTCCTATATCAAGTTACTAAAACGAACCCCGCAAATCAATATAAAAACATTGAAACACAAATAAATAAGATCAAATGTCTTACTTGCAAAATCTACTAGACATACATTTTTACATAATATCCATAAACATCAAAAGTTAAAAAAACCTTTTATACAGTATTTTACTCTACAAGTGTTTGATCGTATAGTAAAATACTATATATTTGCATCATCATTCAATCACGCACAAAGATACGATAAAGATTGAAATAACGAAATGGCATAAACATGCCAAAATAATATAAGGCCCTTTAGCTCAGCGGAACAGAGCGACGGTTTCCTAAACCGCAGGTCCCGGGTTTGAGTCCCGGAAGGGCCACTAAAAAAGAGTTCTTTGACTTATTGAATAAAATCCTTACCCCCATAAGAGGATATACGTAAGAGATATAGGTATGGTGGTAAGGTTATGATAGTCGAAGATACCGGAAGGGATGATGATCCCCGCTCCCGATGTAGTTTGATCGGTTCCGATGTTGGAGTCTACATATTTAATAATGTATAACAGTACGATCCCATTCGGGTATCCTTGCGGTGGATGGAGAAGAAGACCGTATCGTACTAAATAATACGACTTTTCCTACGAGTCGTATCTAAGATATAGTAGGAGGTTAATACGGCCAAAAGTATGACAGATTGGACAGACAATCATAAGATGACGACAGATCGGAAAGACGATCAAGCCGAGAACTCCGGCTTTGCATGAGTTGATTAAGACTCCCCCACCCGTCTATGATTCGGGTTCTCGAAACCGTTGGAGGTTGTGGGGGGGAGCTATTATAAATAAAAAGGAAATGTAAATCATGCAGAAAAAAGTGGAAAGCAAAAGAAAGATCAGAGAAATGAAAGTATCTGAGAAACTATCCTTCCCTATAGAAGTGTTGGAGACGGTTAGAAATAACGTGTCTCTGTTAAACGCTAAGTATTATAGAGAGGGAAGGAAATGGTCTTCCGTATCAAACAAGGAAGAAGGGATCGTTTATGTCAGACGCTTAACATGACAGATCATGGAAAGGGTATTCACCGAGTTAACCGAGGAATGTGATTACACGGCCCAGTATTACGCCGTAGGGTTCGAGAAAAAAGAGATAGCCGAGAAAAAGTGCAGGTCGTTACATACGATCATAAACCAGCTAAGGACGGCTTTCGAGATACTAGGCGTAAGGAACGGTAGGGAGTTGGCCATAAAACTATGTGAGAGACTATGCGATATAAAAGCTAACGTGGATATACAGCAGATGGTTCATTCCGCCGTGGCGTGCGTATTGCTGCTTGTCCTTTGCGCCGACTCACATCTGGAAATGAGAAGGACAAGGCAAAGATGTCGGTCCGTGGCTAAAATAGAGATATCCTCTAGGGCTTTCAGGGGCTGTAGAGGAAAGAATATAACATTATAATAAATAACGATATGGAGAATATAGCGGATTTACCGGCGACACAAGTAACGGCGGGGCAGCTGGCCGACTTGATCATAGAGAGGCTTGGGATTAACAAGGAGGCCAAGGATAAACCTAAATACGTAAGGGGCCTTGAGTCATTGGCTAAAACGCTCCAAGTAAGCCCGGCGACAATCGCCAGATACAAAAAGAGAGGAGTGTTTGGTGACGCTATAAAACAAAACGGGAAATACATCTTGGTGGATATCCAACTCGCCCAAGAGCGTTTCCTTGGCAAAGGCAAGAAGAAATAACATCCCGGATGTCCCTAGGCCTTATCGCACCTGTGGCGCTAGGGGTGTCCGGACCTACTTATAAGGCCCCTACCCGTCTACGATTCGGGTTCGAAACCGTTGGAGGTTGTGGGGGAGCTAACATTAAATATATAAAGGATATGGGCATTACAATTAAAAAAATCGTGGAATCATTTATAGACACTATAAAATCGATCCGCACATCATCTGAAAATCATGATCAAAAGACGAACGGATCGACCAAAAGTTTCTTTAGAAAAGATAACGAAGACGTGGCTACTTCTCTTTTTGCCTTAAAAACCTATCAATCTTCTGGAGATTGAAGTTCGCCACGAAGCCGCAATTATCACAAGTCAATGGGAATAAACGAAAATAATCATTTTCCCCCTCCTTGAAGACAAGGCTTTGTCCTTCTTTGGTAGCAGAAAGCAACTCGAATTCATTTTCGGGAAAGGTAAAACCAGAAGTCGAACCGCAAATAGGACAACGGAACTTACCCGCTTTCTTTAAAATCTCGGACGTTATCTCGTCCAAACGTTCATCTGTTAATTTCATAAGCTTAATATTTATGTTTAGCGCCGTAAAGTTAAGCAATCCCGCCAAGAGAGCCAAAGACTCGCAGGTTCCGGAGCAAGACCGGAGGCGGGACGAAACCATTTGCACTGTTTGACATGTTTATGTGTAATAAAGCTACCAAGACCTTAATATACCGCCGTGAGGCAGGAAGGAATATTAGTTTTTACTTAAACTGTGCCGGGGTGGGATTCCCCGGCAAACGCTCCCTTAGCTCAGTTGGTCGAGAGCATCCGGCTCATAACCGGGAGGTCGCTGGTTCAAGCCCGGCAGGGAGCACGTTTCACCCCTAGAGGGTGCTTATTCATCTATTTTTAAGTCACAAATAGTTTTAGACATTGCAACGCAGGTCTCCGTCCGTGAGGATATGAGGCCTTTTCACATCGATCAATTTAAATCAACAACATATGATAAAGAGAAACCAAGCGTGGCTCTGGAAGATATTCCGGGCCACAAAGAGCGTGATCGTCTTCTCTTTTAGGATGATCTCCGCTACCATACTAGGACTAATATCAATAGTGTCAATATTTGAGTGGTACGATAAGCCATTCAATATTCACCTCTTGATCTTATCGATCATATCAATCTTTATTGTGGTACACCAAATAGTTATAATGACTTATGAGTCAGAAAAATGATTTCGGGGTGTTGTACGTGGTACAAGCCCCATCAAGACCGAATCGATCGAGGAAGGACGATATCCTAGACGAGCTAAATTCTCTTAGCAAGGAGGAGCTTATACAAATCAGGAAAGATATTATAAAACTTATAAACGAGAAATAATGAAGACATTCGAGGAATTAAAGAAGGATCTGCTTGAACGGGCTAAAAAACATAACGCTTGTCAAGATGGATACAGGATGGGGTTAAACGCAAAAAGCAAACAAGATTTGCTGAAAGCAATAACCAATAATTGGTATTGGGTCTTGAGTGCATCCAAGATGATTGACGCAAATTACCTAGAAAATAACTTTTCTGAAGAGGAATTAGCCGAAGCCGGTATTTACACAAGAAAAGAACACACCTCTAATGCTAAATCATTTGCTTGCGGCTCTGCCACGGTCGAGGCTTACGGCTCTGCCACGGTCGAGGCTTAC